ATTTCTCCTGTGGCATGGCGCAGCAGCCCCTCTAGCGCGGCCTTCACCGTTTGTCGGCGGACCTCGTCACGGTTCCCGGGAAAGTACTGCACCTCGCTGAACACCTGTTCACCAACGCCCCAGGCCAGCCACACGGTGCCCACCGGCTTGCTCGGCGAACCGCCATCCGGCCCCGCCACACCGCTGACCGCCACGGCAAAACGCGCCCGGCTTTTCTCCTGCGCGCCGCGGACCATGGCCTCGACCACCTCGCGACTCACCGCCCCCACCGTCGAAAACAACTCGACCGGGACATTCAATTGCTCGGTCTTCTGGCGATTGGAATAGGTGACATAACCAGCCTCGAACCATGCCGAACTCCCCGGAACCCGGGTGATCGCCTCGCTGATCCCGCCGCCGGTGCAAGACTCTGCGGCGGTGACGTGCGCATTGAGAACCTGCATGCGCCTGCCAAGTTCAGCGGCCAGTTGGGTGATTTCTTTCACGGTCATCTCCTGAGCAAGCGGAATGAGAACTACCGTACACGAGCGTAACGCGCTTGCAAGGCGCAGGATTGATCAAAATGTTAGCGAGCAAGGGCTCTGATATAAGCCTGACAGGCCTGCAAGGCAATCAGTCCGCGGTCCCCGGCGTCGGTGATGGCGATAATTCGCTGAGCATGCGCAGGGTCAAGTCGGGCGCGCGATTCCATGATCCACGCTGCCGGCTCCGGAGGCGGTTGGCACTGCACAGACAGAGGCAGCGTCACGGGAATCGAGGAGGACTGACAGGCGCACATCAGCAGTGGCAAGACGATCGCGCAGGCGACCTTGATCACGTTGGGCATCGCTAAGCGCTCGGTAATGGGTTTGTTCACTGGCCGACAGCCGCTGCTCCAGCGCCAGGCGCTTGCCCTGCTCGGTCTGTTGCTGCATTGCGGCTGCCAGAGCCAGCTGATTCAGTGCCTCGGCGTGCAGCGTGGCCTGTTCCGCCAGTTGCCGGCCATAACGCCAATCCTGAAAGTGCCAGGCCAGCGCCGCCGATCCGCCGGCCAACACAGCCAGAAACACAACAATGCCAATGACGCGGTAAGACATCGGGATCAAACCGAAGGCTGGCATAACACCGCCCTCGCCCGCGCCCAGAGTTGCAAGCGATCCTGCAAACCGTTCAGGCCGCCGTTGATGCGACGGGTGATGCTGTTGAACTGGTCGCGGTCGGCCAGTTCATTGAAGCCATTTTGCTCCCAGAACCAGGCGGCTGATTCGGCGGCCCATTGGGGTTTTTCCAGTAGTTCAGGCAAAAACAGTAAACGATCATCACCGAAGAGTCCGAGACTGCACTGACGATAATTGTCGCGTCCTGTGATCTGAATCAGGCCTCGGCCGCGGTACTTTTGACCGTCGCCGTCTGGCTCTGGCGTATTGCCAAGGCGGACAGCCAGTGCGCCAGTGTCGTACTTGCTCAAGTATTGAGCGCCCCCTAACTCACGCACGTATTGCAACTGCCCCGATTCGTGACCGACTTGCGCGAGGAAGGCGGCGATACGTTTTGGGGTGTTGATGTTGCGGTGAGACATGGCTGTGTTCAGGGCGGAAATGAAAACGCCCGCTTGGGAGCGGGCGTTGGGCATAACGATCTGTAGTTGTTGCTGCGTAACTGTCATATAGCCCCCAGGCCCTGACGAGTGTCTGGTTCGTGCCAAAGATATCCAGCCAGCCAAAGTGGCGCACTGGGTCGATGCTCGCTGAAAGGAAAGAACGACTCTTGCGGCCAATCCCGCCTGTACCTGATCGGAAAAATTCCGGGCTTTCAGGCGGCAGCCCTGTTTGGTACCGGTCCCCCGACCAGGATGACCATCGCCCCGTCGCCGCCCACATGGTGGCCACGAGCGAAGAACCTGGAGTCCCCGTGATCGGGTTTTCATCGACAAACTTGACGTCCACCAAACCGGCGCTGGGGACACTATTGGGATAGTCCACGGTATATCCTTCCGTTGGTATTTTGCAGGCAGCCGTGTGCTGGTAACACACGACTGCACTTCCAGTTATCAATAAGCTCCAGGGTTTATACGGTTACGCCACTGACAGGTGAAGCCGGCCAGTCAATGATCATCGGGAAGTCCGGTTGCTGTTCAATGTCCATCAACTTGAGCGTATAGCGTTTCCACTCTTGCAGAGTGGCCAGTTGAACACTGGTGGCCTCACCTAGTTCATAAGCGTATTGCAGCGGCGCGACGCGAATAACAATCTGAAACAGACGACTGTCTCGCTGGGCATTGGCTTGAGCGGTTTTGCCTGTTAGTTCGGCAGCCAAGTCCAGCACCCAGTCATCATTCAGCCAAACATAATATTCGCCGGGACGAGGCTTGAAGGTCAGATAGTCAGGCAACGGGCCCAACTCGAACCAGATTTCAACGCCACCTGTGTCTTTGCGATACGCCTCGCGGTTGCGCAAATCGATCAGTTGCGAAGCGGCACCGTTACGCCAGACCCAGACATAGCCCGTTTCGGCGACCGGCAATGCTTCCGGCAACTCTATCGCATTGCCTGGCAGGACAACGCCCATACCGGGGATCACCGGCAACTCCACCGGACCGAACAATTCCTGCGTTGTTTCAGAAAAATAGTAATAAACCATAAACACCTCTATTGAAAAATCTTGAGCATCCATTAAAAACGCAGACCAGCGTTAATTTCAGATGAGTTTTATTCTGCCTGGGTAGGCAACATTTCGTGGACGCGCTTCTATACCTCCTGTAACTCCTGTAACTCCTGTAACTCCTGTAACTCCTGTAACTCCTGTAACTCCTGCAACTTCGGCAACTTCGGTAACTTCGGTATCCTCGGTTACTTCGGTTACTTCGGTTACTTCGGTAAAACCAAGACTGCTCGGACCTTGATTGAATAGAGCATCGGGAGCGACTGACCCTGCACCTGAGGGAACACCCAACATGTCGCTTTTTAGTTCATGTGTGTGTGACTTCAATATATCAACTTGCCAATTACCAGCCATTCGACCTGGGTCAACACTGCGACCTTCGTCAACAACCCTCGGGGTACTGACTTGCAGCGTTTCGAGGTCGATGCCGGCAGCCACGCGACCGGCGAGGGTTGGGCAGTGATCACACAGTTGGGAAATTAGGGGGGTGATCTTCATGGTTTTTCACCAAGCAATACCCCCCCTTGTTGGCGGGATTGAGTGAAAGGTACTGGCCTTGGAAAACCCGCGTCCTTGCGGGTCGGATGCCGGTCGGCACCGCTGCTCGCCATTCCATTGGGCTTTGTGTTCAGTGATCCTGGCGAGAATCTCGCGGCGGCACTTCGCAAACGCCAATCCGCTTGGCTGCCCAGCGCTCATAAAGGCCAATGGCAACGTCTGCCCCGGCCATCGCCGTCAGGCAACCGAACGCGCAAGCCGTCCAGATCGACACGCCGGCGGCATACAGCAGCATGATGGCCGAGACCCCGCAGACCATGCAGGCCCCGGATCGCAAGGCCAGGCGCCGCAGCAATGACCAGCCGCGGGCGCCCTCCTTGTCGGCGCGCCACATTTCGCCGGAAACCCCACCCACCAGGGCGAGAACGATGACCAGCCAGATCGGCATGTCCAGCAACGCTTGTTGCTCGTTTGTCATGTCACGCCTCCTGGGGGTGATTAATGAGTAATTGGATGGTGTGTTTCGAATGCAGCCTTGGTGATCAGCAGTCGCCGCTCAAGTGCAGAGAAACGACTGCCAGTCCTGTGGATGGCAGGCGACCAGGTTTTAAATAGGCTCAACGATTACGTTGTCGATGAAGGCAAAATTGGCGTACGGGTTCTGCTCGTTGGAGAAGGCCAGCGTCGTTTGAGCCGTGGTGGCGGTGAAGTCGTACGTGATGGTGTTCCACTCGACTGTTCCACCGTTAGCGGACGGGGTGTTGAACGTGGCAGTTTGCCCCGCCACTTTCACCTGGATGACACCGTCGCCGGAGCGACTGGCATAGCGCGAATTACCCGCACTGAAGGTCAATCGGTATTTGGCGCCGACCGTGGTGGCAAAGTTCTGCTGAATGCCGCCGCCGTTGCCATAAACGTTGTTGGCCAAGTCGACAATTACAACGCCATCCGCGGCGACAGAGCCGCCGATCGAGGCAGGCATATTGAAGTACTCGGCACCGGACAGAAACGTCGTCCAACCCGTGATGAAGTTGGCTTTCTGCGTGGTATCCAGTACGCAACTAACGCTGCAGCCTGGCAGTTCAAAGCTGCCATTGACCAAAAGGTTGGCGGCAACAGCGTTGCCCCCAGCGCCGAGCAGAGCAGCGGACAGCAACAGAGGGGCAACATATTTCTTGAAACCGTTCATGGTTCACCTATTGAGTTAATTGACTTATTTGCGCTGCTGATGCAGCGCTCATGTCGCTCACAGGCGATCGCTCGAGGCTCGTTGCCTTCACATGATTCAGCGTCCCGCATCGGGAACATTTGATCTGAAGCTCGGTGTACTCACCCACTCGGGCGAGAAGTCTTTTGCACTGCCCACATCTGCAATCTTTCAACATCGAGATGCCTCCTGGCTTCTGCCGAATCCTTTCTGTAGTTGAGGTTGATAAACCTCGGACGAGGTAGGCATTCCAAAAAGCCCGGCGCTAACCGGGCTTTTCAGAATGCGATCCTTCGCAATGACCTTTCGGCGCTACTGGCGCGGTACGGGTCCATTCATATTGTTTTTCCGACCGCGGTCCCTGCCCGCCGGATAACTGCTTCTGGTGCTTTACGCTGCACACCCGGGTCAGTTGCCAACCCTCTGAACCGTTGAGGCCGGTTCATCGCTGCCTGTTCTTGTGGAACTAAAGAGCTTTCTTGCCAGCCGCTTTGTCGAGCGGCTTGGTGGCAATAATATGCATGTATGCATATCCAGTCAATGCGTAAATGCATTTATTTATGCATTAGAAATGCGCAAGCGCATGAAAGCCCCGCAACTCAAGGGTTTGGCGGTTTCATCAAGGCGAAAAAAAACCCGCCAATGGGCGGGTTTGTCTGAAGAGGGTCGGGTTAACGGGCGTACATGCCCCACCAAAAGACGTGACCGAGGATGACGATCTGCTCTTCCTGGATTTCCTGGAAGCTGTAGTCCTCGTCCGGATGCTCATCGCGATTGAAGCTGCGCAGACGAATGCCGGTAGGCAAGCGGTAAAGCTGCTTTACGCGTAACTGGCCGTTGTGATTGATCGCGTACAGGTCGCCATCGATGATGTCGCCGATGCCGCACTTGCCCGCGTTGACGCCGACGGTGGCACCATCACGCAACACCGGCAACATGCTGTTGCCGCGCACTGTCACGCATTTGGCCTGGTCGAACTGCACACCGTTATGGCGCAGGCTGCGCTTGCCGAAGCGCAGGCTAGAGCGCTCACTCTCTTCGATGACGAATCTTCCTGATCCAGCAGCCAATTCAACCTCGCGAAGGAACGGCACCGATACTTCGTCATCATCGACAGGCGTATCGTCGTCCCACAGCATTATGTCCTTGAGTTCCGCGTGTACGTCATCACGCACGGCACCGGCCGACGGCGCGACATCTGCGCGCCCGCGCAATTGATCGGTGCTCACGGCGAAGTACTCGGCGATCTTCGAAATGTGTTTATCCGAGGGATCGACGATCTTCCCGCTGAGGATCCGCGAGAGAGTGGATTGAGGCACGCCGGTGCGACGGTGGAGCTCCGTGGGGGAGATCCCGTGCTGGTCGAGCAGTGCTCTTAAGACGGAGGCTACGTTGCGTTTTTGCATAACGCGCATAGTGCTTGAAGTTATCCGCGAAGACAAATGCTGATTTGCATAATTAACGCATAAATATGAATTCAGCCACAAAATGATATTACCGAGCCATCACTTTGAATTGAATAACGGCCCGGTTCCAACGTGCGGTCAGCCCTTGACGCGACGCGCGGCAGCATTGGCTTTTTTAAGTCGATCGGTTCTGGCCTTCCTGTCGTAATCGTCCTTGGCGCCCATGATTCCACCGGCAGCATGTACCCAGTCGGTAGCGGTACAACCAGAGATCAGCACAGCAGAAGTAAAAACCGAAGCAAAGATAAGGATGTTTTTCATATTCGATTTCCCGGTGTCACTGATGAATACATTGAATTGCAGGGTTGAAAAAGAAGACCTGCTGCGGTTCGTTGACGGTGATTGACCCTTTACTCATCCATGAGCCTTTGCAGCTTTGTCTGAGCCCGTTCGAGCCTGGCTTCCTGTTTCTTGATCACTTTCACATCGCCATACTGACGCGCGGCCTTCAGATAGTTCTGTCTGCGCCGTACTTCGGCTTCGGCCTTTTCGATGGTGATCGAACGGTCATCCTGCGCAGAAGGCTCGCGACAGTAACGCTCAACATTGGCAAGCGCCTGTTCCAGACCGGACTTGCGATAAACATTGTCCGCCTTATCAGCACGTTCAATTTGGAATACAAGTTCGGCACGACGCTGCGCACAACTTTCCCGCGCGCCAGCCCAAGAACTATCGATGATAAAAACACCACCAACTAACAGAGACAGATTCCAGAGCAGGGTCGATCTCATGAGACAAACCCCAGATAATTTTTTTCTCCCGCGCGCCCACGAAAATGGCTCACCCGAGACCATGCTCTACGACAACCCAACGCTTCTTGTACACCAGAAAGTGCCGCCATCATCATGTCGCGACAGCGAATTCTGCACATCGGAAAGTGTTCAACCATCCACGCAACTGGTACGTAAACATGATCGAAGCAAAGCAAAACCGGAGTGCGATCAAACAACGTGGAAACACTCACATCCTTTTCTTTCCCAGCAATAACCGCCGGCACAAACACAATACCTTCCCGAGTTATTGCAATTGATCGCTTCCAGGCGGGAGACTTGGTCCCATGAGAACTGCGCAGGCAAAACCAGAGCATCTATAACGTTCCTCAACAGCCTAAACATCGTCATGTTATTCAAGGCAACTAACAGCCAGACTGCGCTGACTCTCCGGCAGTCGCAGGGGCTGTAGACTTGACTCGAATCACATTAACAACGAAGGGCCGTTGAGTCCTTACTGGCGTCTTACTCAGTCTTACTTAGTCGCCGGAGGCCTTGCACCCTGGGGGTTTGAGCTAGCGAGGGACGTGGCATACGCCATTGATCAGGTTATTGATATTGTAGTAATACTCGGTATCGGAGAAGTAATTGAACGTCACCATACCGCCTTGAAAACCTCTTTCCATAAACGGAAGTTCATCGCCGGCGGTGTCCGCATCAAACTTTACAATCGAACTCGTTTTGAACAGAAATCTGGATGTATCCAGATGCGTTAGTACAATTTCGAACTTACGATCATAAGTATAGACCTTGCCTTCAGGGGTTTTAACGATGTAGTGCACATAGAGAGCGCCTTCCGTTGGGTCGATCGTCATTTCCCCAACGCCATGCCAGCGAACTTTGTGATCATTCGTATGGACAAAATCTATGGATGCAAAACAGGGTGCGCGTGGAATATCGCGATTGATCAAATAAAAATGCTTTACAACCAGAGTACCGAAGATGAATACAGACAAAGCGGCAATCACTGCGATTATTTTTTTCCAACGACTTGGTAGTTCACGCATATGGCCTCCCCTTTGCTTTCTGGCTTGATGCACTTGACCAGTAATTGGGAGAGTGGTTTCCGTACATAGTAGTTGATATCGGACAATACAATCGGTGGTTCGAACTCGCTGAGCGCCTTGACAATATCCTCTTTGGACATTCTTTCACTTTCTTCTACATACAACTTCGCTTCACCCTCTTGCCAGATAAGTTTCCACTCCTCCAGATCGGCTGGCTTTTTAAACACCAGGTATGCGTAAAAGACCGGAAGAGCAATCGCTGGCACCAGGATTGTCGCCAAAAGAAAGCGCCAGTAACGACTGAATGGCTTTTTCACCGTGGAAGCGTCGACGATGAACGGTTCAGCATCGTTTACCAGCGCAGGCGGCGACTCAGAGGATTGAGTCTGCGCGGTGACCAAGCTGATTTCACACAACAGCACCACGCCCCGGCGTGGCAAAGTCTTGAGACTGTCCCGTGGCAAACCAACGTCAGCGAAATGCGCGCGGAGCATGTGCAGCGTCTTGTAATAACTGCTGTCGGAAATCACCAGCCCGCGCTCCCCCCAGACTCGGGAGATAAGCAGTTCCTTGTCGGTCACGCCGGCTATCAGCGCCAGCAGCAGGTCGCTTTCATTGCTGCCCAGCAAAGCTGTCCGCCGCGCCCGGCTGAGGGTCATTTTTTCTGCATCGTAGTAACAATCGCTCGCTGACGCTTGTGAGCCGATGCCCTCTGATTGTTCCAAGCTGCATCCTCAACTGATCTGCAATCCTCGAATTCCGAT